TCCGGGTCGTGGCTGTCCAGCGACCAGGTGACGTTGATGTTCCGGTCGCGGAAGAAGCCCTCCACCTCCGACACGCTCATGCCGAAGTTGTCGGCCATCTGCGCGGTCGAGGGCGGCTGACGCACGAGGTCGGCGTCGATCGCGGCGAGCATCCAGACCGGGAACGTGGCCCGGAGCGGCGTGGTCGGCGCGATGCGGTGACGCGAGCGGTAGTACGCACCCGCGCGGTCCACGGTGTCCAGCAGCGTGCGGAGGAAGGACATGCCCGCCTCCACCGTGCCACCGGCGACCTTCTTGGACTGGGCCTTGATCTGCGCGAGCAGGGCCGACTCCGACAGGCGGGCCTGGGCGACCAGGGCCAGCTTGTTGTTGGCGGTGACCATCTCGGGGAAGACCCGGGACTGCATGACGCCGAAGGTCAGGCAGAGCGTGACCGCCTGGACCAGGCTCTCGGCCTCCGGCGGGCAGTTGACACGGGCGCAGACCTTCCAGGTCGTCGGGTCGGCGGCGTTGACGGCCGCGTCGTCGGCGCAGGTCCAGAAGCCCACGGCCGCACCGATCGCGTCGAGGGTCGGGCCCTCGAAGAACCGGATGCCGCCACGGTCGGCGCCGAAGCCCGCCAGGCTGGCCTTGACCGGCCGGTCGGTGTCGCCGATGCCGAACAGGTCGTAGCGGGTGGTCAGCGGCGCGCAGCAGCCACCGGCCGCCGTGATGGTGTCGAGGCTCGTGGCCTCGGCGATCTTCTCGGCGTTGCCGATCGGGTCGCCGTAGCTGAGCATCCGGCTGTCGGGGATCTCGGAGCGGATCGAGGCGACCAGCACCTGCTCGCCGTCACCGCCGACCTTGTTCAGCTGCTCGATCCGGCGGGACATCGCCAGCGACATCTGGTCGAGGCTGGCGAACTCCTGGCCGGGGGTGAAGCCGGAGATGTTCGCGCCCGCCACGATCGTGGTGGCGAGTGCGGCGGCGCTGGCGACGACCGGCGCGTGGCCAGCCGGGACCTCCGGCTCGGTCACCTGGACAGTGGAAGCGGTCACGGGGGCGGTCTCCTCGGTGGAAGGGGCGGGCTCCTCGGCGGGCTTGTCGCCCTCCGTGGTCTGGGGGTTGTCGGCGGGCTCCCCGGCGGGGGCCTGCTCGGCGGGCTGCTCGGCGGGCTGCTCCGGCTGTGCGGGCTGCTCGGGAGCGGGGGTCTCGGCCGTCTCGGCGGAAGCCATGACGGGGGCGTCACCGGCCGGGGCGACCGGGTCGGCGGCGGGGGCGCTGGAGCGCTGCCCGATCTCGTTGCGGACGGAGTCCAGGGCGTCGGCGAGCTGGCCCAGAGCGGCGTCGTCACCGGCCTGGTCGGCGGCGTCGAACGCCTCGGTGATCCGCTGCTCCAGCGACTGAAGCTCCTCGTCGCTGAGATCGGCCAGCCGGTCCAGGTCTGCCTGGAAGTCGGCAAGGGGGTCCATGAAGGGATGCCTCCGGTAGATGGGGAACCTCATCTCCGGAGATACGGACGGCACGGGAGTGGTCACCGTCCGTCGTCGCTCGGTGGGAAAGGTACATCACGCTGGATCACCAGCAGGACACGCAGAGTGCTCCTACCTCGGTGACAGAATCCGGTGTTGACACAGTTGACAGCGTGTGCCTATACTCCTTGCATGACGGAGCAGAGGTGGTCGGGCATCAAGATCGGCCCGTTCATGTCCGGCCGGATCACCCCGGTCCGGCCGCGCCGCCCGCGCTTCGTCGTTGGGTGGATCGTGGTGGCCCTCGTCGCCAGTGCCAGCCTCCTTGCGGGGCTGGTGCTGGCGGTGGGCCTGGCGATCACCCAGGCGATCTACCTGACCGCCGCCGTAGTTGATACCGACGACACGGAGGAATCCCGATGAGCGACAACACCCAGCCCAGCACCACGCCCAGCGTCCGCAAGCTGCGCCACTCGATCCGCAAGCGCGCCTACGTGGCGATGATGATGACCCGGGGCGTCCCGGGCGCCACGAAGGAGCAGCAGATCCAGGTGTTCGACCAGCAGATCAAGCTGCTGGAGGAGGCCCTGGAGAAGGCCAAGCAGGCGCGCGACATCGTCTTCATGCGCGACTTCGACGCCCACCAGGAGGAGAAGAAGGCGGCGCAGGCGGCCGAGAAGGCGCACGACGACGTGGACCTCCCCGACGAGGTCAAGTCCGAGTTCGACGCCCTCGTGGCCAAGCTGTCCGGCCAGTTCGACGCCGAGCACGGCGGCTTCAAGGACGAGGACGGCGACGGCGAGGACAAGACCCAGCCGCCGTTCTGATCCCGGACGCACGAAGGGCCCCCCACCACCAGGTGAGGGGCCCTTCGCCGTGTCAACCGGCCTTACGGTCGGTCAGCCCGGTCGGCGCGTAGTCGATGATCGTCTGCGCGGCCCGGTTGTTCAGCTCGTCCCGGGCCTTCTGCCGGGCGGCTGCCTCGGCCTCGCGCTTCTTCTTCTCGGCCTCGCGCAGCTTCTTCTTGGCCTCGGCCTCGGCCACCAGCTTCTTCTTGGCCGCCTCGGACGCCACCTTCTTGGCCTCGCCGTCCGCCTTGGCCTTGTCCAGCCGGACCCGTTTGGCGGCCGGGTCCTCCTTGGGGTTGGGGTTGAGCACGACCGGCCCGCCCTTGTAGCCCAGGGTGTGCGGGTCGATCCCCCGGTCGGCCAGCTCCCGGATCAGCACGATGCGCGCGGACTCGTCGCGCTCGTTGCTGCTCTGGAAGGAGAACAGCGCCTCGGCCACCCGGGACAGCTCGTCGGTTGACATCCAGGTGGCGTTGTGGCGCTGGTCGGCCGGGGTCTCGGCAGCCATGAAGGTCTCGTAGCTGCGCCGGGTGACCGGGTCGGCCTTCTTCTTGGAGTTGGTCTGGCCCAGCGGGGTGCCGATCGGGAGCCCGTAGCGCTTGACGCCCTTGTCGGTGGCGACGTGGCGCTTGGCCCCGTCGCCCGACCCCGACCCCTTGCCCTTCTTCTTACCGCCGCCGTGGGCGTAGTCGGCGGCGATCCGGTGAGCCGGACCGCCCGGGAGCGGAGCCGCCGCCGTCAGGCGGCCGGGGAGTTTCCCTGGCCGTCCGCGCTGGCAGCCATGACCGGCTGCCGGTTGTGCACGCGGTCCCGCAGGGCCTGGATCCGGGCATCGCGGTCGGGGTCGGTGCCCTGCTGGTCGGTCTGGACCGTCGCCGCCGCTCGCTGCTCGCGCAGCTCACGGGCCCTCTGGCGGGCGCGTTCGATCTTGTCGTCCACCGGAGTGGCCGGAGCCTCGGCCGGGGTCTCGGGTGCGGCGGGGGTTTCAGCCGTGACGGAAGGCTCGATGACCTCTCCGTCGGCCACCACCGCGTCGTCGCCCTCGACCAGGTCCACGGCGGCGTCCCCGTTGCCGTAGACGAAGGTCTCCAGCGCCGACAGCCGCTCGGCCATCTCCGCGTCGGCCAGCAGCGCGAGCTTGCGCGCGGCCAGCGGGCGGGCACCGGCGGCCACCAGCGCGGTGATCGCGCCGGAGGCGACCCGGGCCCGGGTGGTCGGGAAGCCGGGCACGTTGACCTGGCAGACCGCGACCATCTCCAGGTTGCCGTTGATCGGCCGCCAGTCGCCCGACGGAGCGCTCGCGCGCAGCGTCCGCAGCTGGGGCGGGGTCACCTCGGGACGGAGCGCACCGGCGACCCAGATGCCGTAGCGGTCCTCGCCGCAGTTGACATCGGCCACCGCGCTGGCGGTGTTGTCGTAGTGCGCCACGGCCGCCGCAGCGTCGGCCTGGAGCGGCGCGTGGCCACCGGCCAGGGTCAGCTGCCCGACCGGCACCTTGGCGCCGCTGGCGGTCACCAGCTCGCCGGTCTTGAAGTAGGCGTAGCCCGACCGCGACTTGGGCGCGTGCACCCGGCCGGGCAGCCCGATGTGCGCGATGTCGAACGTGGCGATGTGGCCGAAGATGTGGCCGTCGTCGTCCACGGTCAGCGGCGTGGGGCCTTCGAGCTGGGGGTCGTTGAACCACTCATCGGGTGGAGCGACCGGAAAGCCACCGGCCGTCAGAGTGCGGAGCAGGGTCGCGTTCTCCCCCGCCTCGGCGTAGACGCCGTCCTTCAGCATGGCTTCTCCTCCGCCCGGACCAACCCAGGCTCCGGTTGACACGGAGGCGACCAGCGCCGCCTCCAGCGACAGCGGCTGAGCACGGCGCCCAGACGCGGCGAGCGCAGCGGTGCGCCCACGGTTCGATCGGTCCCCGGCCCACTTGCCGGTGGACCGCTTGTGCAGGTTCTGGCAGTAGCCCTTGGCCCGCACGCCCATGTGCTTGCGCAGCTGCCGGTAGCAGCGGGTCCAGTCCCCCGGCGTGCCCCAGCGGATCTTCAGCGCGCCCTTGCCGGTGGTCCAGTAGCGGCGCAGCTTCTCCGCGCGCGGGTCCGGGGAGACCGTCAGCGGGGCGTCGGCGATCAGCGCGCCCTTGGCGGCAGCGGCGATGGCCTCGACGCGGACGATGTTGGAGGGGTCCTCGGAGCCGTCCGGCGTGCAGTGCACGGCGGCGTCGGTGCCCTTGTCCAGGTGCTCGTCGCAGACCGGGATGTAGGCCATGCCCTCGGAGTGCAGAATCCGCTGGGTGGCCGCGTGGTCGCCGTACTCGCACTTCTGGGACTTGGGCAGCCCGGCTGCCGTGGTGGCCTCAGCGGGCGCGGAAGCCTCGGGCGCAGCCTCGGGGGCCGGGACAGCGTCCGACGTGCCCTCGGCCCGGCTGACGGCCTCGTCGGGCCCGCCGATCTGCTCGATGACGGCGTCCAGCTGAGACTGGTCCAGCTCCACCAGCGGCGGGGGCTGCACGCCCTGGAGGTCGCTCAGCAGGTCGGGGGCCTCGCCCCAGATGCCGTTGCGGTAGGCGACCAGCTCCGGACCCGGCCGCAGCCGGATCAGCTCCAGCACGGCGCCGGGGTCCAGGTCGTCCACGATCGCGTACTCGGTCCAGCCGTCCTCGGGACCGGCGGTCGGCTTGGCCTCGACGGCGTTCATCTCCGGCGCGGGCGCGGCGGCGATCATCGTGTCCGGCGGCAGGAAGGCCTTGGGCCAGAAGTACCGGCGGGCCAGGCCGGAGGCACCGGCGGTGATGGCCTCGGCCAGGTCCCCTGCCAGCTCGCGGCTCAGGATCTCGACGTGCTGGTCGTAGCTGGTCTCGTAGGGGGCCCACTCCCCCGACGCACGCAGCTGCTCGTAGCCGCCGTCGCCCTCGCGGCGCAGCAGGGCGGTGAGGATGTCGGGGTTCTCGCGGTCGGTCAGGCCGTAGAAGCCCAGGTCGGTGCAGTCCTCGCAGTCCAGCGCGGCGGAGTACCGGTTGACAGCGGCGGCGACGATCGCGTCCAGCGTCTTGTCCGCCCACGCCTGGGCGCCCGGGAGCGCGCTGGCACGGAGGCTGAACAGGTCCCAGGCCCGGATCTGGCCGGTTGACACCTTCTTGGCCAGCGGGTCGGCCGAGCCCTTCGCCGCTGCTCGCAGGGTGCGCGTCGGGATGTGCTGCGGCGCGAACCCGGCCATGAGCAGAGGGGGCACTTCAGCTCTCCTGGGACGGGGCGGACTTGGTCAGACGGGTGGTGTCGGGGCCGACGAACTGCGCCATGCCCTTCAACTCCCTCTCCTGCTCGCGCGTCAGCACTCTCTGCCACCGCGCCACACTCACAGTATCGGTGAAGCTGTCCTCGACCGGGACGTAATCCCAGGCGTCGGCCAGCTCCTCCTCGCTGCGCGCGGTCGGCCGGGTGGCGAACCGCGCCTGCGCCACGGCGGCCTTCAGCGCCTCGTAGTCACCCGACCCCGTCTTCATCGCCTGGATGGCGTCGCGGACGGGCTGCACGTTCTGGCCGACCTGGCTCACAGCGCCACCTCTGCGGGTCCGGCCGCCGCCGACGGGGCCGAGTAGTAGCCGGGCATGTTGGTCCGGTCGGCCGCCCCGGCGGCCGATCCGGCGATCCAGACCGGCGCGTCGCCGGTGTTGTCGAAGGCCGCCCAGCGGCTGAAGGTCCCGGTGCCGACCAGGGCCCGGAAGTTGCGCGCGTTCTGGGACTTGTAGTTCTCGGCGTCCGGGTCGCCGTCCTTGAACTCGCTGCGTGCGATGACCGACTCGGGCACCGCCCGGCCGCCGAACTTGGCCTCGACGCTGTCGGTGTTGCCCTTCCCGTCCACGCCGGTCCGGTAGGCGTTCAGCCCGGCCAGGTGGCGCTTGGCGACCCGCTTGCGGCTGGTCAGCGTGTCCACGTCCACGAGGATGCCGTCGATGTCGTCGTCGTAGCCCTGCGAGCGGAGGACATCGACCAGCTTCTCGGTCCAGCCCTTGCTGCCGTCGTTGCGCGCCTCGCCGCCCATCGTGATGTCGAAGATCAGGTTGTAGCCGTCCACCATCAGCAGCTGCTCCAGCATGTGGTTCATCTCGGAGCTGGCCTCGTGGATGAAGTTGCTGGTCTCGGCGGGGGTCAGCCCGGCGACCTTGGGGAACAGGCCCCGCTCCAGCATCCGGTCCTTGAAGTGGTCCGGGTTGACGATGATCCACTCGTTGGAGCGGAAGGACTTGTTCTCCGCCATCAGGTCCAACGTGGAGGACTTGCCCGCGCCGGGCATCCCGCCCAGCAGGATCGCGCGGCGGTCCCGGGGCTTGGTCTCGTTGGCCGTGACCGCCTGGAAGACCTCGTCCACCAGGGCGTCGAACATCTCCTGCATCGGCTCGGACCACAGGCCGTAGTTGTCCTTGAAGGCCGCGTCGTAGGTCAGCCCGTGGCCGGTGACCATCTCGTTGACCTGGTGCAGGAACTTCTCGTGCGCGTCGAAGTCCGCCTCCGGCAGCGGGCCCTGGCCGGTTGACACGACCTTGATCTGCTCGGGGTTCATCGACTTGATGCTGTTGTTCAGCCCGCCCAGCTCGAAGTCGAACTCCTGCTGGGTCATCGCGGGCTGGTGGTGGGCGTCGAACTCCTCCTTGGCCGACGCGCGCGGGTTCAGCTGCGCCACGGCCTTGGGCGCCATCGCCACCTTGGTGGACAGCTGCTCCACCGGGATGGTCTCGGGGTAGCCCGCCGCCGGGTCGGCCGGGAGCTTCTTCAGCGAGCCGTCCGGGTTGGGGTTGAGCATGTCGTAGTAGGTGACGTGCGCGCCCTCGGGACGGAGCGTGTTGATCTTGGCCCGGCGCCGGTTGGCCCCACGGTCAGACAGCAGGGCGTGCTCGTCGGCGAAGATGTTGACGAAGGCATCCTTCTCGATGAACCGGCCGTCCTTGCCCCGTGGGTGGAGCCAGTCCTGCCACTTCCCGGCGGCCAGCACGGCGGGGTCGGACATCATCCCGAAGCCTCTCGCTGCGGCGATCAGGGCACGGAACATCCCTACCGGAGGGGTGTGACCAGACGAGACGAGTCCGCTGAACAGACCGGCCGCCGCGCGCACGGCGTCCGGGCTGCCCAGGTCGATCACATCTCCAGCTCCTCCCCCAGGACCGGGAAAGGGGGCATCGCCACCGGACCGGCGACGTTCCAGTGCGCGGGGATGCGGGCCGACGCGCCCAGGGCGCTGGCCCGCTTGGTGACGTACCAGCGGGCGTTCGGGTGGGTGTTGCCGTACCGGATGCCCAGGTCCAGGTCCTCGACCGAGCTGACCTGCGGGATCTGGATCCCGCTGGCGGCGATGGCCGCCGCCGTCTCGATGTCGGGGACGCTCTCCTCGGGGTCGGTGATCGTCCCGTCCTCGTGCTTCAGCGGCAGGTCGAAGACCGTGATGGTCTCGCTGGCGGCGTCGGCGGCGTCCCAGACGGCCAGGGCGTTGGGGCCCACGGAGACCAGCGACATGTCGTCCAGGGAGTCCGAGTCCGGGCTGAGCAGCTGCCAGTCGCCGGAGTAGCGCACGAAGGTGCCCATCCCGGTCTCCAGCATGAGCGTCGCCACCGTGTTGTCGGCAGCCACCACCGCGTCCAGGCTGTCGGCCAAGACTCCCCCTCGAAGAACGTGCGCCTGCACGACCTGAAGCGGCTGGGGGACCCCAGCCGCCGACATCTGGATGGCGTCGTAGGTATCCAGGTCACGGAACCGCCAGGGCTGGCCCTCGGCCGTCGCCCCCACGATCCAGTCGCCCTGGTCCTCGACGCTGGTGAGGATCACACCACGGATGCTGTCGTCGTCATCCCACCCGACCGACCAGCCGCCCTCGGTTGACACACCTGCGGCGATGCCGCCGACGAACCGCAGGCGGGTCATCTCCTCCTCGGTGTCGGTCACGTCGTCGGTGACGACGCGGGCCGTCACCTCGATGGCCGCCGGGTTGGGGAACTGCACGGTCATCAGGCGGCCTCTCCAGCAGGTGCAGCAGCGGGGGTGTCGTAGGAGGTCGGCAGGTCCAGGATCGGACGCGCGTTGGAGGGCAGGGTGACCGGCGGAAGGTCCGACGGCTTCAGCTTGGAGGCCTCGTCCATCGTGATGATGACCTCCTCGATCGGGCGGCCGTTGATCATGGCGAACCCGTCGGCCTTCAGCTTCTCGATGGCCTGGGTGCGGGCGGTCTTGTTGACCACCGCGATGTAGCCGACCGCCTCGGTCGGCAGCCCGCCGCCGATGAAGAAGTCCTTGACGCTGGGCATGTTCATCGCGTGCTTCAGGTGGTCAGCGCCGGAGCCCTGGCCCATCCCGAAGGCGTCGGAGTTGGCGACCCGGAAGTCCGCGATCCGGCCCAGCACCGCCTCGGGACGGCTGAAGACCATCATCCCGACGCCCTTGTAGCCCGCCTGGCTGTTGCTGGTGGGCAGCGAGGACTTGTTGCTCGCGGAGCTGTAGGACCCGTGCCCGGCGTGGTTGGACTGGTCGGAGGACCAGCTGGCGCCGGTGCCCTTACCGGTCGGGGTGTCGATCATGCCGGTGGTCCGCTTCAGCACGGAGTTGGCCGACCCGTACTTCACGGTTGACACGATCGCGTTGGCGTCGCCGGTGGTCGCCGAGCGGTAGACCAGGTTGTACTTGGTCTTCGCCGCGATGGCGTTCCGGGCCCGGTCGGACCAGAAGAAGCTGGTCTTGCCGGTGGTCTCGTCCACCCCGACCAGCACGTCGTGCCAGCCCAGGTCGCTGAGGCCCATCGACTGCCCGGCCTGCGCGAACAGCTTCTCGTCGGTCCAGCCCTTGGCCGTGTCCACGTCGCTGATGTCCAGGTTCAGCAGCGTGCGCAGGGTGCCCCGCACGGCCGTCTTGGCGTCGTCCTGGGACATCGGCCGGTAGTCCACGCCCAGCTTGGCCAGGGCGGCTCCCAGGGCCTTCTCGTCCACGCCCTGCGGGACGGAGATGACCGTGGTCCCCGTGGTGGAGTACTTGCTGTTCCCCTTGGGCTCGATCAGCTCGATGACCACGCCGTCGTCGCTGACGTTGCGCAGCGTCTCCCAGCTGTGCCCGGCGTCCTGGAACGCGCCCTTGGAGACCGCCGAGCCGGGCTCGTGGTACAGCGTGCCGCTGTCGGCGCCGCCCTTGATGGCCGAGATGCCGCCGTCGTTGACCTTGGACCAGCCCATCGCCTTGGCCCCCTCGGAGAGGGAGAAGGCACCGGCCGTCATCGCCTTGGGCTTGTTCGGGTCCCAGGTGTAGGTGGTCAGCGACTTGCCCGGGTGGAACCGGCTGGTGATCAGCTCGCCGGTGTTCTTGTCCTTCAGCGTGACGATCTTGACCCCAGAGCCGGACGGGTCGTCCTCGACCTTGACCACCGAGTGCGTCGGCGGCTTGATCGAGGAGTCCACCTTCCAGCGCGGCGTGCCGTCGGGGTTGTCCGTGGAGGACTTCCGCATGGGCAGCTCGTCGCCGATGGCCACGGCCTCGGACATCTTGGAGCTGGTGACCCAGTCGCCCTTCTCGCCGGTGCCCGAGAGCATGGCGACCAGCTGCTCGCGCTGCGCCGGGGTGAGCGTGAAGTGGACCCGGTTGAAGACCTTGCCCGACGGCGCGGTGGTCTTGGTGACGACCATCTGGCCCTGACTGACGCCCGGGTGGCCGTTGAGGATGGCCCGGAACTTGCCGTCCTTCGCGGTCTTGTCCAGGGCCTCGGCGACCGTGTCAACCGCCAGCGGCATCCCCTGCGGAACGTCCTTCAGGGTGGCCGGGGCGGCGTAGGCCGAGTAGTTCGCCGACTTGTCGGTCTTCAGGGCCTCGATCAGGCGGGTGGTCTTCTTGCCCTCAGAGGTGAGGACGACCGCCTTGGTCTTGTCCTTGGAGACCGAGATGATCTTGCCCGACATCGGGCCCTTGCCCGTGACGAACATGCCCGCCGTCGGGATGTGGCCGTCCTTGGTCAGCGACCCGCCCCAGGCGTTGATGTCCTCCTGGGAGGGCGCCAGGGCGCCGGGGTAGGAGGGCTTGGGGGCCGGGGCTGCCGGGGCCTCCTGCGGGGCGCTGGGGGCCTTGGCGGTCAGCTTGTTGTAGAGGTCCCCGATCCCGCCGGACGGCGTCGTCGGCGCCGGGTCACCCGAGATGTAGAACTGGTTGCCCGGGACCCACTTCCAGGGGCTGACCTGGTCCATGTCCTCGTAGGAGATGGCCGGGTTCTCCACGACCACGTTGCCGTTGACCGCCCAGACCTTGGACGGGTAGAAGTTCTCGCCGCCGTCCCAGTCCTTGCCCAGCTGCATCATCAGACCGGTGCCGTTGGCGGTCATGAAGATGAAGGACCCGGCCTTGGAGCCCTTGGCCTGGCTGGGGTCGGTGATCGCGTTGAAGGTCGCGGGGTTGGGGACCCCGGCGACGCTCCAGCCGGAGATGGTCGGCCCGTCGTAGGGCTTCTTGACCACCGGCGGAGCGGTCGGCGCGCCGAACTGGAGCTTGTGCGGGATGTGGTCGTAGCCCGACGCCCAGTTCTCGAACTCCGCGTCCGACAGGAAACCGCTGTCGGCGACGACGCCGCCTTCGTCCACCCGGCTCCAGGTGCCGTCGGACTTGCGCAGCCAGACCGACTCCACGCCACTGGTGCTGCCACCGGGCTCGATCACCCAGATGGACTGACCCTGCTCCAGGGTGCCCAGGTCGCCGACCTTCTCCTTGGAGAGCGTGGTGGCCGCGTACCCGCCGAAGTTGATCGCGGTCACGTCGATGTTGGTCGTCTGCGCGACCCCGGCGTACTTGTCCTCGGACAGCGGCGCGGCGTCGCCCGCCGGGGTGCCCTTGGGGAAGCCCTGGAGGACGTTGACCTTCGTGTCGGGCTGGCTCAGGAACCAGTCCACGGTGTCCTGGGTGAAGCCGTCCTCGGTCGGGTTGCCCAGCGTGCCGCCGTCCTGCACCGGCAGCCACTGCGCGTGCTCGGGGCTCCAGACCAGCGGGCCGGAGGTCTCGCCGTTGACGTAGACCAGGTCCACGACGTTGTCGGACTTCTTGGTCTGGTAGCCCTTGACCAGGACGCCCTGGTCGGCCGGGGCGATCGGGGTGGTGTCCGGCCAGACGGGCTTGTACTCGTCCTCGGCCGCCTGCATCGCCCCGTCGGCCATGCCGGTCTTGCTCAGCTGGCCGTCGTCCTTGACCAGGTACCACTTGCCCCCGGGCTCCTGCTGGACCCAGTGGTCGCCCTCCTCGTCCTTCCAGACGGTGTCGGTGGGCAGGGGCGTGTAGCCGTTGGTCGCGCCGGGGGCCTTGAAGACCACGGCCTCGGCGCCGCCGTCCTTGCCACCGTCCCAGACCACCGGCGAGGTGCCGTTGGCGATGTAGGACTGCATGGAGGAGTCGCTGACGGTGCCGGTGGTCTGGAGCTGCCCGGCGGTCGGGCCGTTCTTGACGATCCAGGACCAGTCGCCACCGGGCTCCTTCTGGACCCAGTAGTCGTTGGTCTCGCCGACGACCTTCTCGCCCGGCTTGGGCGTGTAGCCGTCGAAGGTCGGCGCACCGGCGGCGGCGCCCGTGTCAACCGACGGGGCGGCGGAGCCGTCCCAGACCAGGTTGAAGCCCTCGTCGCCCTCCTCCAGCCACTTCTGGACGCTGGCGTCGCTGGTGGTGGCCATCGAGACCTCGCCGGGCGCGGCCAGGTAGCCCTCGCCGTCCTCGTCCGTGAGGATCCGGGTCCACATGCCGCCGGGCTCGGTCTGGACGTAGAACCACGGGTCCGGGTCGTCCGGGCCACCGAGCTTGTAGACCTTCTCGCCGGGCTTGACCTGGTAGCCCTTGAAGCTCGGGAGGTCGCCGGGCTTGCCGTCCGTGTCGGCGCCCGGGGCGGCCGGGTGCAGCAGCTCGTACTTCGTCCCGGCCTTGGCGTTGCCCTGGCCGGAGAGGTACTTCTGCACGACGTAGTCGGACTTGACCGCGTCCGAGGACTCGTTGATGGTCCCGTCGGCGTCCATGACGTACCAGCCCGCGCCGGGGTGCTGCTGGACCAGGACGGTCTGCTTGCCCGCCGGGGTGGTGATCTTCAGGACCGACTGGCCCTCGCTCGGGGTGAACGGGGCGTAGCCGCTGGGCAGGTTGGGGACCGGCTTCTGCTCGGCGGTGCCGTCGGTCCAGGTGAACATGTCCCAGGCATCGACGGAGCCCACGTCGGCGAAGCTGTCGGTGATGGCCTGGAGGGACCACTCGTTGCCGGTGAGCTGGCCGTCCTTGCCGATGTACTGGTACTGGCCGCTGGCGTTGGTCGTGTAGACCCCGGTGAAGCTGGAGGACTTGTCCACCGCGACGAAGTAGGACGCGCCCGGCTTGGGCTCGTGGCCCAGGGCGCCCAGCTGGTCGGCCAGCACCGTGGGCATCTCGGGGCCCTCGTGGTGCACGATCGGGCTGGCGTCGGGCGCGTTCTCGGCGAACGGGTCGTGGAGGACCGTGACCGTCGCGTCGCCCATCTTCAGCGACTCAGCGGTGTAGGACTTCTCCGACAGGTGGACCTTGCCGTCCTTGAACATGATCGTGTGGACCATCTGCCCGTCGGCGAACGAACCGGACGGGGAGACCGCCAGCGCCGACGCGCCGGTTGACATGGTCGTGATGGCCACGGCCTCGCCCGGCTTGGGCTTGTAGGTGGCCGTCTCGACGCCGAACAGGGACAGGTCGGCGTCCGCCGGGACGTTCAGCTCGCCCTCGAAGGGCACGCCGTCCCAGACCTTCTCCATCCCGGCGGCGGTGCCACCGGCGGGGCTGGTGGTCCAGGTGCCGTCGATGTCGTTCCACCACTCCAGCCCGGTCGGGCCGTTGCGGAAGTAGGACCCCTTGCCGTCCACGAAGATCGGGTACTGGGCCTTGCCGAACGGGATGCCCGCGTTGGTCATCGCCGTGTGGTGGTCGGGCTTGGGCTTGCTCAGCGTCGCGTGGGCGTCGAACAGGGCGTCCACCTGGTGGGTGTCCACGCCGACCTCGGAGGCGACGATCCCGGGGCCGTAGAGCGTGGGCAGCTCGACGTTCTCGCCGAAGCTGTGGGTGGAGACCAGCTCGATGTCGGACGGGTTGCCGTTGGTCATCACGGCGAACAGGCGGCTGCCGTCGTTCTGCATCGACGGGTAGGTCAGGACCGTGAGCACCTGGCCCTCGGCGACCTCGATCTGGACGCCGGGGTAGAAGTGCTGGACGTGGTCGGCCAGCTTCAGGTTGACGAAGCCATCGGCCGCGTTGCCCAGGTACTCCAGGTCGGTCGCGCCCGGCGCGTACTCGCCCTCGGTCGGCCCGCCGTAGGTGTGCAGGGTGACGCCACCGGCGAACTCGCTGTCGCCGATGTGCTGGATGACCGTGACGTTGCCGTCGTAGTCCTTGACCACGTCGCCCGCGACCAGCTCGCTGGCCTTCTTCTTGGCCGGGGTGTCGATCCACGGCACGCCGGTCTCGCCGCTCTGCGGCCAGACCTGCGGGCTGGGGGTGCTCTGGGCGGCCAGGTCCCACTCGGTCTGGGTCATGGCGAACGACTGCGCCAGCGTGCCGTCGTCGTTGACGGCGTGATACTTGCCGTCAGCCGGGGTGAGCACCCAGTGGGAACCGTTCGGCTCCTCGAAGACCTGCTCGCCCGGCTGCGGGGTGTAGCCGGTGAAGCTCGGCGTGCCGGTCGCTCCGCCCTGCGGCCAGACGGTGAGGTCCTTGCCCGCCTCCTTCTCGTAGCCCTGCATGACCTCGTCGGTCGTGCTGGACCCGCTGAGCGTGCCGTCGTCCTTCAGGAAGAACCAGTTGCCGCCGGGCTCCTTCTGGACGTAGAAGGAGCCAGCGGTGTCGTCGTCGCCGAACTTCTTGATCGTGTCGCCCGGCACCGGGGTGTACCCGCCGAAGCTCGGCGCGTCGGGCTGGTCGGTCACGTCGGTGGCCGGGGTGACCTCGGGCGTCCAGGCGCTGCTCTGGGCGTCGCCGTCCTTCAGGCTCGGGGCCTTCAGCACGTAGGTGGCGTTCGACCAGGCGTTCAGGAAGACCTCGGAACCGTTGTTGGTCCCGACCACGAGCGACCCGCCCGGGTTGACGGACTTGACCGTCATCCAGTTCTTGCCGTCCAGGCTGATCTCCTGGCCCTCGGCGATCTGGCCCTTCCACTGGGCGAGGGTCTTGGCCTCCTCGCCGTACAGCGGCAGACCGGCGTCCATCGGGCCGTACTCGTCGGCGGTCTGGAACGAGCTGCCCTCGGGCAGCGGCATCGGGAAGTCGGCCACCTCCGTGGCGATCACGTTCAGGGTGACCGGACCGCCCGGGTTGACCTCCCAGGCGTCGTCGCCGGGCTTGTTGGCGTCGTAGTCGTCGGCGTACCAGAGCACCAGGCCGCCGTTGGGCCCGGTGGTGCCGTCGGTGAAGAAGATGTTGCCGGAGTAGACGACCTGGTAGACGTGGCCCTTGTTGTCGGCCTCGGCCGCCTGGATCAGCTGGTCGGAGGAGATCGGTCCCAGGTAGTCCGACATCTTGCCGTAGGAGACGACCGCGCCCTGGCTGTTCTGCTCCAGGGACTCCCAGGGCTGGCCGCTGTAGGGCTCCAGGCCGCTGGTGCCGTCCGCGTAGCCGACGTGCACCATCTCGTTGGCGAACATCGCCCCGGCGTCGGGGCTGTAGTGGCTGGCCTTCTCCTCGCCCTTCCAGCTGTCCCCCGGCGCGGTGCCGTAGTCCTTGATCGGGCCCGGGGTCTTCTTGGGCGCGTCGGCCACGGCCTGCGGCGCCGAGATGATCGAGACGGTGCCGGTGGACTTGCGCTTCTTCTTGCCGTTGGCGTCGTAGATGAAGACGAACTTCCCGTCCGGGGAGATCATCTTGATCTCGCCGGTCCAGCCGTCCTTGGCCGTGGCCATCATGCCCAGCTGCGGGACCTCGCCGGTGGCGGTCTTGGGGGCCTCGATCGCGTCGGGGTCGGCGACGGCCTCCGCACCCGGCTGGGTCATCGTGGAGGCCAGCTTCAGCAGCTGCTTCTCCGGGTCCTCACCGTTGGGGTCGGTGACGACGGCGTACTGGCCCTTGGGCTTGACGAAGGTGTAGGTCTTGCCGTCCTTCTTGCTGACCAGCGACGCGCCCGGGGTGGCCTCGGTGCCGTCGCCGATGAGCATCTTCTTCTCGCCGGACTTGGCGGAGGTCTTCTTGGGCTCGGGCGTGCCGTTGCCGGTGGGCAGCGGCTGGTCCAGGTCGGCCTTGATCTTGGCCTCGGCCTCGGCCGCCTGGCCGGTCTTCTCCTTGGGCTCGGCCAGGGTCTCGATCTTGGAGCCCTCGGCCTCGTGCTTGGCGATGACCGTGTCAACCGCCGACAGCGAGTCCTCCTGGGAGGGCATCGCCTGCTCGTACTTCCCGGTCTCGGGCGCGAGCTTGAAGCTGGTCAGCTCGTCGTCGGTCTTGATCTGCTCGACCGGCACCACGGGCGGGTCCCAGCGCTGGATCTCCCAGGTCCCGGAGCCGTCCTTGCCGTGGGTGTCCAGCAGCAGCGTGCCGTTGGGGCCCTCCAGCAGCACCGCGCCGTTGTGGTGATTCGCGCCCTTGACCGTCCAGGCGGTGCCGGACTCGCCGATCAGCTTGTCGCCGCGCTGCCAGTTCTGGCCCGACAGGTCGGTGCCTGCCAGCTTGGCGCCGTGCACCGGCCGGGGCAGGTTGCTCAGCGGCGCGGCCTTCTTGAACATGATCTCGGCGTCGGCGCCGTAGGTGTTCTGCCAGCCCAGCACCTGCGCCTGCGCGCCCAGCCCGGACAGCGGGTGCCCGAAGTGGTCGATGCCGTACTTCAGCTGGTCGGTCGAACCGGTGCCGGAGGTGGACTTGACCTCGATCGTGTCGCCGGTGGTCAGCAGCAGGGCGGCCTGGTGAAGCGGGGCCTTGAACCACTCGCGGCCCTTGCCGCCGTGCTTGGCCAGGTCGGCGGCGTCCACCAGCGGCGCAGTGGTGTCCTCCTGGGCCCCGGCGGGCTTGGAGGCCTCCGGCAGCTCCAGGCCGTAGTAGTCGGCGATGTAGGCGCGGCGGGCCTTCAGGGTGTCGGCCAGGGACTTGGGCAGCCCGGCCTCGGCCACCATCTCGTCAATGCGCTGCGGGAGGATGGCCAGCACGCGAGCGGCGCCGTCCAGCTCCTGGTCCTTGGACATGCCGGGGCCGAAGATCTTGGCCTTCTTGCCCTGCCGGAAGGCGTCCAGCTCGGTGACCTTGGAACCGAAGTCGGTCTTCTTCTCGCCCATCGCGCGGTAGAGCAACGCGCCGCCGTTGTCGATGCGCCAGGCGGTGCCGTTGGCGTCGGTCAGGACGTTGTCGTAGGTCATCCCGAACACGTCGCGGTTGCCCAGCCAGGCGTCCACCGCGAAGTTCCGCCGGATCTGGTCGGTCCACTCCGGGTTGTTCAGCTGCTGGGCCATGTCCTGCTGGCCCTCCACGATCTTGCTGTAGAGCTGACCGTCGGAGTGCAGGTCCACCTCGGGGACCGGGACCCCGGCCTCGGCGTAGAGGTCGTTGGCCAGGGCCTCGTTGGCGCCGTGGGACTTGGACTTGGGGGTCTTGACGTAGTACTTGTCGGCCGCCAGGTTGTCCGGGTCCTCGGCCTTGGGCTTGGGGATCGAGTAGAGCCCGCCGGGGTTGGAGCCGCCCTGGCCGCCGATCTTCTGCGCGCCGATGGCCTTGGTCGTCAGGTGCGCCTTGGGCTTGGGCGCGTGGTAGATCTGCTTGGGCAGCAGGTCCTTGGGCTCGCCGGAGAGCTTGGTCCCCGACAGCGTGGACGGGGTGACGGTGACCTTGACCGTGCCGGTCTGGTCCTTCTCGATCCCCTCGACCTTGCCGTAGTTCCAGGTGCCCTTGGGGCTGAGGAACTTGATGATGCCGAACTTCTCGATGAACCGACCGTCGGCGCCGCGCGGGTGCAGCGAGGGGTCGAACTTGCCGACCGCTGCGGTGATCGGGGCGCTGGCCACCGTGGGCTCCTCGATGGTGAAGGTCGGCTCGGAGACGGGCTTCTCGAAGGGGTAGGCGATCTTCTCGCCGCCCAGCCACAGCTCCACGCCGGAGATGGCGACCGACTGGTAGGCGCTCACGTCCGGCGCCTCGTTCTCGTAGGTCAGCGTGAGGTGCGGGATCCAGTTCGGGAACTGCTTGTCGGCCGTCAGCGCCAGGGCGGTTGACACGGCCGGGATGGTCTCGATCAGCTCGCGGATCTTGGTCAGCGGCGCGCTCTCGATGAGCAGCACCTTCGCCGCGTCCTCGCCCAGCTCGGCGGTGCCGGAGATCTTGGCCGGGAAGGTGTGCAGCTGGTTGGCCAGCAGCTCCAGGCTGTCCCGGATCTCCTCGATGTCCGCGTCGGGCAGCTCGGCGGCCTCACCCAGGAAGAACAGCGTGACGTGGGCGTCCTCGGCGACCACGGCGTGCACCGGATCGTCGGCCGCCGGGACGGCGACGATGACGGCGGTCGTGTACTCCTGGTCGCTCACGCGGCGTTCTCTCCGGTTCCTGCGTCGCTGACGTTGCTCACGGCCTCGTCGGTGGGCTTCAGCATGTCCGTGGCGGACTGCGGCATGGGGACGGGCTGCTCGGCCACGTTCTCCTCGCGCTGCTTGCCCAGGACCTTGGGCAGCAGGGCCTGGAGCAGGGCCATCTGCACGTCGGGCGGCAGCGGCGTGCCGCTGGTCAGCAGCATCATCCCCATCTCCGCCTCGCTCGGTGCGTCGTCGTCGCCGAAGCCGTGCTCCCGGCGCCACGCGGACGGGCCGACCAACATCCGGTCGTAGCCGTCGTTGGCGTCCGCCGCCTGGTTGGGCCGGGTGACGATCTCGCTGGGGTCGTACCAGACCACGACCCTGTTGAGATCAGCCTCACTATACCCCTTCGCTCTCAACATCGGGCGAAGGAAGACCGTGGTCAGGGCGTCCACCAGCACCAGGGCCAGCGGCTCGATGTTCGCCTTGTAGAGGTTCTCGTCAATGACGAGGGCGTTGGAGTACTTGACGTTGGCCAGGCCGGTGACGATCTCCTTGGGCACGTCGATGCCCTGGAGGATCCGTTCCAGCGCCCGCTCGGTGCGGTTGACAAGCCACTCGTCGGAACCGCGCTCGAAGGTGATGTGCTTGATCTGGTCGGCCAGGCCACCGTCGCCGGTGACCATGATCGGCGCGACGGCGCTCGCGTCGCCCTCGTCGGAGACGGCGGTGACGATGGCCTGGAGGATGTCGGCCACGAGCTGGTTGCCCGGGTCGTTCTGCATGGCCTCCAGCTCCTCCTCGGGGAGCGGAGTGCCGTCCTCGGCCAGGCCCTGCATGGCCATCTGCATCCGGGGCGTGAGCAGGCCGTCGGGCAGGTACAGCAGGCCGTTGTTCAGCCGGGTGCGGGTGGCCGACCGGACCAGCCGGGAGAGGATCAGCAGCTCCTCGATGGCGTCGGCCACGCCGAAGACCGAGGAGTCCGGCTCGCCGGAGAAGCGCGGGTTCGGCCGCCAGATCCGGGCGATGTAGGTGTTGGCCGGGAGCCGCTGGGCGTTGGTCGTCTCGCCCTGGATCGGCTGGAGGATCGCGCCGTTGGCGTCGAAGCTCAGCTCGTCGGTGGAGACGATCTTCCACTCGATGGCCTTGTTGCCCTTGTTGTCCTCGTTGACCAGGCGGACCAGGTAGCACTCGCCAGGCACGTTCATGTTCAGCGAGAAGGCCCGGACCAGGCCGGAGAACGCGGGCCCGGAGATCTCCCGCATGACCTCCTCGGCGTCGCGCGCGAGGTCGGAGTTCAGCTTGCCCTTCTCGGCCGCGTCCCCGGCGCCCATCGGGGCGTCCTCGTTGTCCAGCAGCGCGGCCGGGAAGACCCGGACCCGGGAGAAGACGTTGGAGACCAGGTTGAAGCCGTAGTGGATCTCGCCGACCCGCTCGTAGCCGGTCCAGGCCTCCTGCTGCTTGGCGGCGTAGGCGCCCTTGGTCCGGGTCTGCGCGATCTTGCGGACATCCATCCGTTCGGCCGCCGCGACGATCGGCCGGGGCTGGCTGTAGCCCGTCGCAGCGGCCCGGCGCGGGGCCAGCTCCACGACCTTCGCGCTGGCCGTAACCGGCGCCGCCACCTCATCGGAACGCCTACGGCGCAGCACACCACCAGCCATGACTCAGGAGAGTAGCGGCAGCGTCACTCGCCGTGGTTGACACGGCGCGCTGATCAGCGGGTGTACGTCTGCGGCAGGCCGGTGCGCGGCCTGGCGACCAGCAGCTGGGTGACCTGCTGCCCGGCGTAGGGGTTCCAGCGCTTCAGGCCCTTGCCGCACGAGCAGCCGCCCGCCCGCGCGATCGTGTACGGGCCCACGACGCCGCCGTTGTGGTCCAGGCCGGAGATGTCGTAGCCGGTGATGTCGATCCGCTGCTCGCCGATCCGGGCGACGCCGTCGATGATGCCCATCTCCCAGCCGATGGCGATCTCGTGCGTGGCCACGACGACCTTCAGCTTGGCCGACTTGGGCACGCCGTCCGGCCGCGCGCCGGTCTCGGTGACCACCACCGACCCCGGGAACAGGTCGGCGATCAGGGTGACGGGCTCAGCCACGGTCGATCCTCTCGATGACAGCCTTCACGGCCAGCGCCGCCTGGGAGAGCGCGAGCGTGCGGACCAGGAAGCGCCCCACGGGGCCCGCCTGTTCCGCCGCGAGCACTCCCCCACCGGCCCAGACCGATGAGCAGGCGTGGCAGTTGACCGCCGTGTCCACCTTGTCCCAGAACGGGTGGGCGATCAGGAGGTTGGAGCCCAGCGGGCCAGTCCCTGCCTCGGCGCCCTTCACCGACAGCCGCTGGATGCGGTCGCGGATCGGCTCGGTGATCTCGTCGTCCACCACCAGCTGTGTCAACCGCGCGGCAGCCATTCCGAGGATCGCGTACTTCAGGGCCTTCAAGGCAGCAGCTCCAGTCGTTCGGTGTGCTCGGTAATGCGGTGCTTGGACTTATCGACGCTCCGCAGATCGCGGCAGCGCTCTCCCGGCGGCACCTTACAAACGGGGCAGGTCACCACTAAGGCGCGCGGTATGTAGTGCAAGGTCTGGCAGGCGTTGCACCGGAAAGGCATAAGGCGGCTGCTGCCACTGGCGGGCTTGGGCGCAGTCATCGCTTCTTGCCTACTCCTGCGTCCTCGTACAGCTTCAGCTCCGGGTCGGTGCGGAAGAAGCCCTGCGGTCCGCGCACCACGTCATCGCCCGGCCGCACCAGGAACGGGCCGTCCAGCGTCTGGAGGTAGAGCCGGTCGCCCTGGAGGCTGGCGGTGCCGCCGTTCTCGGCGATCCATTCCGCGACCAATCCCATGTTGTCGGTCGTGACCGACGCGGCCTCCATCATCAAGACCTTGGGCTGCACCGGGCGGATCAACAGTTCTGGATCGGGCGCCGGTACGGCGGTCTCTGCAACGGGCTCCGGGATCTCCACGAAGTCGAACTCAGACATCTGCGTCATGTCTCCTTGGTCGAAAGAATGGCCAGCGCGCAGGAAAGGAACCCCATAGCGACGACCAGTGAGAATGGCTGCTCAGCGACTGCGAGAGCGGCGCCCGCCACTCCGACGAGGACCGCCATGATCCCGAACCAGGCGAACCCGGCCAGCCAGTAGCGCAAGCGCCGGAGGCGAGTCTGCGCCCGGGACCTGAGAGAGGGCCCCTTGCGGGTGCCCGGGAGGTCGATCCCGAGGAAGGCGTGCATCACGGCGGCAAGTCTGGCAGGTGTTGTCAACCAGAAGGGGACGCCATCAGCGGCTGAGACGCAACCAACAGCGACAGCGCATCCACTCGTGCGGCGGCGCGGAGGTGTCTCCGGGGTACCAGAGCTTGTTGTCGTCCAGCGTCACGAAGGGCTCGGCGATCGGCACCTCGTGGTACTCGTAGTTCTTCGCGTTCAGGAAGACGTGGTTGACACGGACCCGGTTGTCCTTCTTCGAGACCCAGGCCTTGCGGGTCCAGCCCGCCATCTCGGCGGCGGCCAGCTGGGCGGCGTGCTTGGTGGACTGCACCACCGGCAGCGCGATCTGGTCGGGATCGGCGTAGGACTTGGCGTGCTCGGCCTGGGCGGGGTCGTAGGGCTCGCCGGGCAGCGAGATGCCCGGGGACCCGCCAGTGGCCTCGTCCACCC